AAGCGTACTTCTTCTGCTGTAACTCGTTCAGCGTTCCGTTGGACGGAGCTGTTGAGCAGGAAGGCATAAGACATACGTTCAGTGATGGTGTTCATTGTTTCTTGTGCAACTCTAAAGTCGTTAAACTTATTAGCTTGCAGCGTCGTCACGTCGTTAGCGTCACCAGAGATGATGCCACCGTTCGGCGAGTCTGCAATGTTACGCATCTTCGTTGTACCATTAGGTCGTACCATGAAGAGAAGCTTCGCACTTGCGGCGCTGCCCTCGACAATAGCTCTTGTCAAAGACTCAAGTGACTTTAGGTCACCTGCATATTCCTCAACAAAACCTCTACCATAATCTTCACCATCTACAGCAATAAAGCGTAGGGCTAACCAAGGTAGGTTTTCTTGTTTATACGAACCTTTAGAAGCCGGGATAACAATACCGTGGACTTCTTGGTGTACTTCAAACTTGTTACCTACACGTCTCACACAAGTGTATAGGTCACATTCTTTCTTATTAGTGTCAGCTTGATACTCAGGGTTCTCTAGGAGAGCTTCCTTGATTTCATTAGGCAATGCGTCGTAGGCGATTGTTTCTTTAACAATTATCTTGAGCATATTACCCATAGTATCTCGTTGGACGACATACCGATCAAGTCTAAAGACTTTCATGCCCTCTTTCGGTGGCATATATATAAGAGCGTTGCCGCTGTTAATAAGCTGCTTTAGTGCTTCAAACGTAGGAACTCTAATAGCTTTTGATTCAACGATCTGTGTTGCGCTTCTCTCTATTCGAGCTAACGCCTCTTCTGCCTTACCTCTAGCATCACCCCCTAGTTCCACCAAATCGAAATCATCAATTGTGAGGCGGAAGAAGGGCGTGTTAGGAGGAAGGAGTGTAACCAGTAGCTTAGAGGCAAGGTTGTTAACGCCTCTAGCGCCTACCGATTGGAAGGGGGTGTTGAACTGAGTAGACCCGGTATGTCCTTCAGGGGGCATTAGGGTTGGTATAGTTAACTCAGCGCAAGCTCTTGCTCGACTTAGGAAGGCATCACGATCTGCCGTCATAGCTTCATAAGCCTTGGCTATAGATTGATCGTGCATGGTGTTTTCCTTTAATATTTAATCTTTAATTTGTCGCCAGACATGGCTGTAGGGCTGGGTTTAGGTTGGTTAGCGTTTTTAAACTCAGTGTTTTTATCTTCGAGTTTTTCTCCAGCAATACCTAGAAAGCCTTTACTAGCTAGTTTTGTTCTAACTTTACTCTTTCCGATTAAACCTGCTGCGGGAGTACACATTAGGAAGCTCCAATCTTAAGGCCAGTACCTGCGGAACCTTTTACCTGTGCGCCGGAAGACCCACGACCTAAAGCACCTTTCGCGCCTTTCTTCTTCTTCTTTAGACTTGTAGCATTTGAGTCTACAGCATTGCCTAGTTCAGAAGGAGCGGCTTCAGGTGGTGGTGGGGGTGCAATAGTAGGCTTAGGTGGTGGTGGTTTTGGGGCTGACATACACATAATTAAATCTCGTCTGGTTGGTCATCCTCCAGCATTTGTTTTAGCTTGGCGATGACGGTTTGTTGTCCTTGAAGGAAGTTCACCTCCAAGGCTAATTCGTTTGTTGTTAAACCCTTGGGAGACGGCAGTGCGTCTGGGAATAACCTTTCTAAATGCTCAATGAGCAGTGGGGATACTATAATATGTTTCATTTGTACTCTCTATAGGGGAATCTTTGGAAAATGTACCCAGACGTTAACGATGATATGGAGGCAGGTGACCACCTCCAATACCGTTACAGCGTCTTTAAATTTCACATGAACCCGCCGAGCAAGCCAGCTCTTGAGTCCCTGTGGTCGTGTCTTCTTTTTCATACTCGCCTAACCTATCCCAGTTAATTTCAGAGGGCATATCGAGGGAGAGTGCTTTGTACTTCTCTGCCGTAATAGCCTCGTAAGGTGCTTGTTGATAGACGTGATCAGTACGTGGTAGGAAGCTAATGCCAGAGCAAGAATCTAAACGATCCCAGAGCCACTGACCAGCAGCAAGGAACTCATCATCTGAGTAGTAGATGGTTACACTAGGCTTATGCTCACACCAATGGTTCTGGTATGTTTCCCACAAGTCTAGCTGTGACTTCACATCTAATTCATCTACACTCACGGCTCCTTCAGGTGCTTTCATGGGGAAACTAAATACATAGTTGTCCTCATTCATTACATCCTTTTCCCATGGCACACCCTCAGATTTCAAGAAGTCACTGATGGGGTCTTTACCGTCACTGCGTACTCGTCTTATATAATAGGGAGAGAACCGGGCGTGGATGCCTGATGCGCTATCTACAAGCTGTGATACAGTACCGCTCGGTTTTACGGCGGTAACAGCCGTAGACTGGTTGATTCCTAAACTAGCAGCAAACTCTTTGTTAGCATCTACAGCAACCTGCTTCAGGTTCTCCAAAAGTGTTTCAAGATCTTCTTTCTTATATGACGCACCTGATAGCATTGTGTTGTCCATAATCCCGGTCATGCTCACACCAAGCAGGCACTCTTCTTCTGTGTTCTTCTTCCAGATGTTTCGCACGTAGCGGAAGTCCGTAAGTGAGCTTTGAAGTGTCCCTAAATAAGCCGCAAGTTCAACCTTACGTTTTAAAGTTTGGGGTGTATCGGTACTCCTGATAACGACTTCCGACAAATTACAAACCTGAGCCGAGCGTAGGATAATCTCAGAGCAAGGGTTAGTACCAAAGTCGTGGTCTATATCTCGTCGTCCGTTCTTTGCTGCTTGTTTCTTTGCAGCGGTGCGGGAGAAGATACCTCGCTCACCCGCCTTGGACTTATACATAGCAACCCATTCTTCAAGGAATGTTTCATAGTCCGGCTTATCGTTATACACGGCGCTGTTGTTTGCAAGGGCGCGTTGTGTTTCTGTCTCCCACCAATTCCCAGACTTTGCATGACGCATACGGTCGTCAGACAAATTAGAAAGGGAAATAAGAGCAGAACGGCGCACACCGCCAACAACCACAATTTCAGCAACCTTACATACGATGTCATGGCATTCTAAACTGGTGAGCTTGCGTCCAGCAGCCCTCTTAAAAGTAGCAACGGTAAAATTAAACAAGGCAACAAGAGGCTCAGATCCACTAGATCTCCCGCCAAAGGTTTTGAGACGTTCGCCCTTTGCACGAAGTTTACTAACGTCCCACGAAGGTATCTGACCCGAATATAAAAGAGAGACCAGTTCACGGAAAGCTTTAGCCCAGCCAATTTTACTGTCTTGTACATGGATTGTAGTTTCTGTTTCATAAAATTCATCTTCAATAGTTGGTAGTTTAGCGACTGATTGGCGTTCGACTGAGAAGCCAACACCAGTGCCACACATTAGTACGTAGAGTATCTCATCAAATACTCGTTGGTTATCGACAGCGATATAACTACAGTTAAATCCTGCCATGTTATCACGGTCTAGTGCCTCGCCTGCCGTCATCAAGCATCGCATACTAGGCATTACTTCTAAATTATGTATGGCGTGAAACAGCTCGTTTGCTAACTCAGGTTCGAGTTGGTCACGCTTGACCCAGAACTCTATGTAACGCTGCACTGTCTCCTTCCATGTTTCTCGTCGGTTATCGTCTTCGCGCCAGCGAGCGTAGCGTGACTTGTGTATGTACTGCTGATATGAATCCATTATCTATTATCCCCTGAACCTTGTAAGGTGTTTCTAATTTTTCTTTTGTATAGTTTGTTTAAGTTTTGGTAAGCAAGGTCGCCCAAGCTTAACCCGGCACGGTCTGTTAAGACAGCCAAGTACCAAAAGACATCGCCTAGCTCTGCGGCTAAGGCTTCTTTGTAACCGGGCTGCTCGCCGTCCCTAATTTTTTTCTTAACTTTTCCTGCTACCTCACCAGCTTCTGAGCATAGACCCATTGCAAGATATTCTTCAGCTTTGTCTTCAGGAAAGATTGCAGTGTCATTGCATTTCTCCTGATACCAATCAAATCCTTCAAACATGGAGATCATTTCTTCTGTGTATGGGTCGGTCATTCTACCTCCTCGGTCTTTGTGTTGTCATCTTGTTTCTTCTCCAATGCGTTATGTGTGTTTGTAGCTATTTTCCAACAGTCTTCATAGAAGTCTATAATGTCTTTCCTATATT